AAATCTATAATATTGGTTATGGAGATCAAGTTCAGTTAGTTGATTTTGTCGATCACATTGAAAAAAATCTTGACCGTAAAGCAATTCGCGAATTAGTTCCAATGCATCCTGCTGATACTCAATCAACATGGTCTGACACTACTAAGTTAAGAAATTTAGGATGGAAACCTAAAACACCGATTGAAGAAGGCGTAGCTAATTTCGTAAACTGGTATAAGGATTATTACAATGTCAATTAATATTGCTATCATTGGTCATGGGTATGTAGGGAAAGCTGTTGATCATGGCTTTTCTACGCGTTTAGTTACAAAACATATTGTTGATCCAATATATGGAACAACGATTGAAGAGCTTAAAGGCAAAGTAGAATTAGATGCAGCTTTTGTTGCAGTGCCTACACCTTTTGGAAAAGACGGTAAAATAGATGCTTCGATCGTAAATAAAGTAGTTGATGATCTTGCTTATTTTAATTGTCCAATCGTAATTAAATCAACTACTACACCAGACGTAGTTGAATGTTTATACACTGTTAACGAAATGGTAGTTTTTAATCCAGAGTTTTTAACTGAAAAGAACGCACTGCACGATTTTATTAATCCTCCAATGCATGTTCTTGGTGGAAAAAGAAAATATACTAATATGGTTTTAGATTTATACGAAAATCATTCTCAATGTACACCTTGTCCAGTATATCATATGACTGCAAAAGAAGCTGCATTTGTAAAGTACGGAATCAATTCTTTTCTTGCAACTAAAGTTCTTTGGATGAATCAATTTAAAGATGTAGTAGATCAATACGGTGGTAAATATAATGTGATTGTAAATGCATTAGGTTCAGATCCACGTATTGGACATAGTCATACTCAAGTTCCAGGGCCAGACGGTCGTAAAGGTTATGGTGGCGCTTGTTTTCCAAAAGACACAAAAGCATTTTCAGCTTTTGGCCAAGGCGAACTTACTGTTCTTGATGAAGTAATTAAATCTAATAATAAATATAGAAAACAATACGATTTAGATGATCGTGAAAAAGAACAGAAAGTGAAATATGACTAATTATGCAAGTATTGTACCACTTATTGGCGGAGAAACTATCGCAATGCAAAACGTACTTGGGAAAAGGCCTGAGTACATTTTATCCTATAAAGAATTTGAAGCAAACGATAAACACCTATTGGAATATTATAAAAACGAAGTTCCCTATCATCTTCTCAACGGCGATAAGCTTCCTGATATTAAGTCTGTTGATATTGTTAACACTGTCTGCCCTTGTGCTGGTTTGTCTAGTCTCAGTCCTACTAGTAACTCTGAATCTACTACAAACGATTGGATGCGTACTAGTGCAGAGTATATACTTGGTTCTGTCTCACCCAAAGTTTTTTGGGGAGAAAACGCACCAAGACTGGCTAGCAAGATGGGAGAACCTATTGTCAAAGATTTACGAAAAATTGGACAAAAGCACGGATACACTTTTTCAATATTTAAAACAAAAAGTTTACTCCATGGGCTTTCTCAAGTAAGAGATAGAACATTTTATTTTTTCTGGAAAGGCGATAAAGTTCCTCAACTTGAATATATAAATCGTAAGTATGAAAAAATCGAAGATGCTATTTGTGATGTTAAAAGAAATCCAGATGATCCTATGAATGTACTTACGAACGACGCAGTGCCAAGTCAAAATCCATACTACGCATATGTTTTAGAAAAATTAAATAAAACTCATAGGCAGTTTGCATCAAGTATTGATAAAACAACTAATCCACTTGAATGGATTTACAAAAATGATTCTTTTGTAAAAGCATCTGATTGGATGAGACAAAAAGGATTTGACAAAGACGCAGATAAATGTATAAGAAAACATGATAAACTTCAATCAGGAGGTAATATTATGTGGCACAATATAGAAGTTCCAAAAGATCACATTGGTGCTTTTGTTGGTCATAGACCAACTCAACTAACACATCCGTGGGAAGATCGTTTTCTTACGATTCGTGAATGTCTTTCATTAATGAAAATGCCAGACGATTTTATTCTTCAAGGAGGACGTAAAAATTTAAATCACATATGCCAAAATGTGCCAGTCACTACAGCGCAAGATATGGCTAAACAAGCAGTTGCTTTTGTTGAAGGAAGATTAGATAATCAACTTTGGCAACAAGATTATATGTCTCAAGATAACAGAAGAGAATGTATTATAAGTGAAAATAGTAGTGTACAATTAGATGAATTTATGGTATAATATACTATATTTGAATAAAGGAGATGTATATGTCCATTATGGATAAACTAAAAAAGAATTCGAAAGTCAAGACAACTGAAGTTTTAGCTGATTCGAAGTTCTTTAACGATAAAGATATGATTGCAACTGATACCCCAATGATTAATGTTGCATTATCTGGTGAAGTTGACGGCGGCTTAGCACCAGGGTTAACAGTACTTGCTGGTCCATCAAAACATTTTAAAACTTCATTTGCTTTAATTATGGCAAGTGCTTATTTAAAAAAGTATAGCGATGCAGTATTGTTATTTTATGATTCAGAGTTTGGTTCACCTCAACAATATTTTGAGCAATTTGGCATTGATACGACTCGAGTACTTCATACTCCAATTACTAATGTTGAAGAACTTAAATTCGATATTGTAGGTCAATTAGAAGGTTTAGATCGTAAGGACAAAGTTATTATTGTTATCGATTCAATTGGTAACCTAGCTTCAAAGAAAGAAATGGAAGATGCTATCAACGAAAAGTCTGTGGCTGATATGTCACGCGCTAAAGCGTTAAAAGGTTTATTTCGTATGTGCACACCATATTTGAATATGAAAAATATTCCATTAGTGGCAGTTAATCATACATACCAAGAAATTGGCTTATTCCCTAAAGCTATTGTGTCAGGCGGCACAGGTATCTATTATTCAGCTGATAACATATGGATCTTAGGAAGAAGACAAAACAAAAAAGGTACTGATGTCGTTGGTTATGATTTTGTTATCAACGTGGAAAAATCACGTTATGTTAAAGAAAAGTCTAAGATACCTATTAGCGTTAGCTGGCAAGGTGGAGTACAAAAATGGTCTGGCTTGCTTGACATTGCTATGCAAGGTAAATACGTTGCAAAGCCATCTAACGGTTGGTATTGTAGAGTCAATCAAGAAACTGGTGAATTACTTGAGCCTAAAGTACGAGAAGCTCAAACTTTAGAAGAAGAGTTCTGGAAACCAATCTTTGCTGATACAAACTTCAAAGATTATCTTACAGATGTTTACAAAATTGGCGGTAAAGCCACTATTGATTTTGAGGAGATAACATGAGAAGCGTAACTAGGGATGTTCAAGCAATGACTCTTGGCATTGATGTGATTAACCAAGAGATCGAGTATTGGGAAAATAAATCTAAAAAAGATAAATCAATCAAAAAAAGAGTTGAAAGACTGTATGCTGCTCGTAAACATTTGGTTGAAAATCCTAAAGCAGCAAATGAATTGATGGAGAGGTTATAATGAATCAAGGACCATTTACAGCAAATGTCGAATCAAATTTAGAAGGCGTTATTCGAAGAGAAATTGTAACTTATCGTTGGAAAAATAATATGCTTGTAAAAGAAATTGCAATTAGAAAATATAGTGAAAATGGTGATTACCTTGATTCAATGTCATCCACACCATTGCCGAGTCCAGAATGAAAGAAGGTATAGACTATGAATTGATGCTTCATGACGAAAACGATGAACATTGGTCATGTCGCATTTTAACTGGTGCTTTTCCGGAGACAGTAGTTAAATTTGCAGCTATCGAAGTTAATGAAGAAAAAGACCATCTAGGGTTTAACTTTCATGTTCTTTCTTCTCCTGATCCTGAAGCTCACATTGACAATGTTGAACTACAACAAGTAGCTGCTGCATGTTTAAGCGCAATATTTGATACATGTGTTGAAGAAGGTACTGCTAAATTTACTGACACTTCAACTGGAAAAGAGATAGAAGCACATGAAATTGCTGGTTATGAGAAAGGAAAACAATAATGTTTTTTAATATTGACAAACTAAATGATTTAGAAAAAGTTGTGTCATATAATTTAAGTTCAGCTGATTGCTTAAATGACAGCACTAACAGTAAAGAACTTAAACCTATATGGATAAATTATAGAACTGATATGCCAGATTGTTTGATGGTTATAAGAGAATATAGAGAACTACTAAGACAATTAGAAAGTAAATAATGCAAGCAAATATTGAACAAACTATATTAAGAAATCTTCTCACTGACGAGAAGTACATGCGAAAAGTTCTACCGTTTATTAAACCAGATTATTTTCAAGGTGTATATAAAACACTTTTTAAAGAAGCTGGAAAGTATGTAGCAAAATATAATAAACTTCCAACTTCTGAATCATTAGCTATAGAACTTCAAAATACAAATATGTCTGATGATCAATATTCTATGGCAATGGACGTTGTTCCTCTTCTTTTCACAAAAGAAAAAATTGATAATCAATGGCTACTTGATAACACTGAGAAGTGGTGCCAAGATCGAGCCATCTATAATTCAATCATGGAATCGATTAGTATTATTGATGGCAAACACGAATCATTAACAAAGAATGCTTTGCCTGAACTTTTACAAAAAGCTCTAGGTGTAGCTTTTGACAGAAACGTTGGTCACGACTATATAGAAAACGTAGAGGAAAGATATGAATTTTATCACAAACAGGAAGATCGTATTCCATTTGATATCGACTACTTTAATAAAATCACAAAGGGTGGTGTTCCAAAGAAAACTTTAAACATTGCTCTTGCTGGTACAGGCGTTGGTAAGTCTTTATTCATGTGCCATGTTGGTGCAGCTGCTTTGGTTGAAGGTAAAAATGTTTTATATATTACAATGGAAATGGCCGAAGAAAAGATTGCAGAACGTATCGATGCTAACTTATTAAATGTTCCAATCGATCAACTTGATAAAATGTCAAAAGATATGTTTACTGCAAAAGTAAATAATCTTGCACGTAAAACTACTGGTAGGTTAATTGTAAAAGAATATCCAACAGGTTCAGCTCACGCTGGTCATTTTAGAGCATTACTAAATGAACTAAAATTAAAAAAAGAATTTGAACCAGATATTATATTTGTTGATTATTTAAATATCTGTGCTTCATCTAGAATGAAATCAATGGGAGGAGCAATCAATTCATACACTTACATTAAAGCAATTGCTGAAGAGTTACGTGGTCTTGCTGTCGAGTTCGAAGTACCGATCTTCTCTGCAACGCAAACGACTCGTTCAGGTTTTTCTAATACGGATGTTGGCCTTGAAGACACGTCCGAATCTTTTGGATTACCCGCTACCGCTGATCTCATGTTCGCGTTGATATCAACTGAAGAACTTGAGAAACAAGGTCAAATGATGGTAAAACAATTAAAGAATAGATATAATGATCCAACACTTTACAAACGATTTGTAATTGGCGTTGACAGGTCTAAAATGCGTTTATTCGATGTTGAAGAAACTCAGCAGACATTAATAGATGATACTCCAGTTTTTGATAAAAGCGCATCAGGAGAAAGAATGTCGTCTGAAAAATTTGGAGACTTTAAATTATGACAAATAAATTTACACAGGACATGACTGGCACAGGACATTACGTATACGGAATTGAATATGAACCACGAATAGAAGATCCAGTGATTGTTGCTCGTTTTGATACTAAAGACGAAGCAGAACAACATATGGAAAAAATCAAAACTCAAAATCCTAAAGCGGCAAAACACCATAGAATTATAGAAGAAACAACTGATGATGAACCACAAAGGTATTATGATTGGATGTTATGGAAACTAAAACAAAAGAAAGAAGAAGGACAATGAATGTTAGGCTTATATCTTATTCCCAAACAAACACTTACAACGTCGGTGGATTATACGTCGGAAACGATATGCAAGAACTCATCGCGTATTGTGCCCGTGTCTCCAACCCATCAAACCAAATTAATGAAGAAACCTCGGAAAAATTATTACGATATCTCATCAAACACAAACACTGGTCGCCATTCGAAATGGTTAGTGCTTGCTTAGAAATTGAAACATATAGAGACATTGCAAGACAAATTTTAAGACATAGATCGTTTTCATTTCAAGAATTTAGTCAAAGATACGCAGATCCAACAAAAGATTTCTCGTTAAATATAGATAATTTACGCAAAGCACGTCTTCAAGATACTAAGAATCGCCAGAACTCAATTGAAGTTGATGACGATAAATTACAACTTGAATGGCAGCAATCTCAAATGCGTATATATCATATGTCAAAAAAAGAATATGATGCAGCAATCAAACTTGGTATTGCAAAAGAACAAGCTCGAGCTTTATTACCAGAAGGCATTACTGAATCTCGTTTATATATGAATGGATCTATTCGTTCTTGGATTCATTATGTTGAATTAAGGTCTGGTCCAGAAACTCAAAAAGAACATAGAGATATTGCAATTGCATGTGCTAAAGCCATTCAACCTATATTTCCTATGATAGATGAGTTTAGAATCTGCAAATAAACTAGTTAACATATTCATCATTTAATTTTAATTCTGCTCACTTTTTTATGTACAATTGTGAAAAAGTATGGTATAATCTAAGTATAATAAAAATTTAAATGAAAGGAAATTTATTATGTCAAATTTAAAAAGATTAATCATGGATATCGAAGAAAAAGTTTTTGGATGCGATCTAGAGAATATCATTACTCAGTCTGATACTCTTCAGGAAGCTCAAAACATAATTACTAGTCTTTTCAAAAAAGAACTTACGTCATACGAGATTGATATCGCAAAAGATGTTGTTTCAAGATCTTGGAATGAGTATTGGGGAGATTATGTTTAATAAACATGTTAATCACTTTTTTTCAAATCTGCTCACTTTTTTATGTACATTTACAAAAAAGCATGGTATAATACTTATATAATAATTTAAATGAAAGGAAATTTATTATGCAAATATCAATCACTTACAAAGACAGCTATAACGGAATACCTTATACAGCTGCATCTATTGAAACACCTTTTACCGATATGAAAATGGCATTAGAAGATGCCTTCGGTAAAACACAAAATGTTTTTTGTTCTTGGTCCGAAAAGCCAGCAGCCGGTGTAACAGTGTGTCATTACAAGTTTGATGGATCTCCACTTCGTAGCTCAATGGTTGGCGATGAGTTCACAGTCTGGACTTCAAAGAAAGACTTCAAGAAATTTGAAGTTGCAAGAATTGGCTTTAAGGAGATTGTGTAATGGGAATTAAAGGTGCAATGACAATTCTTAAAAAAGAATGTTTATTTTTAGGATTAACAATGAAAGAATTGTTAATCTTTATTGACCGTTACCCGGGTGGTCAAAACAATAGTACTATCGAAGCATATAAAATTTACAAGAAAGAAAATATATAATGAGAGCAGCGAAAATTAAAGGTGAAGATATCGCCACAGAAAACTACAACACTGATCGTAATTGGTTTGTCCAAAGGTCTTGGATTCTAGCGAAAAAAGACAACGCTGTTCATAGAGCAGCAATTGAACATTATGATGTAATTCAAAGGGAACTCAATGAGTATGAAAAATTTATTAAGAAATGACAAAAAAGAAGAAATCATATATGCATTTAAAGAAGATTTAATTCTAGATGAAATGCAAGAATATATTGATACTACTTATGACGCTCATTACAGCAAAGACAAATATCAGTCGACTGAAATTATCGAAGACATGGGTCATGGTATGGGTTTTGCTCTTGGTAACGTTATCAAGTACTGCCAAAGATATGGCAAGAAAGAAGGATATAATAGAGACGACTTATTAAAAGTTATTCATTACAGCATTATTGCTCTAGCAATGCACGACAAGAAGTGGGATTAAATTACCATCGAGCAGTAAGTGCACTGTTTGAAACAGATTTGCACTTGAACTTAACAGGTTTATAAAAAGGCATATGAAGATGTACATCTCTAGACATTTCTGTTGCTCTTATTTTGCATGCTTCTCTAGTTTCGTACGGACCTCGTTGGTCTTCTAATATTGTACAATAGCTAGGATCGTTAACAAGACATGCCATTACTAAAGCAATAAACATTATTTGCCTTGACCTCTATATCTTTTTAAACTACGTCTTTTATGTTTATTCATAGTTGATGTTATTGGCTTACGACCAATTGTTGTACCATGTTTTTGAGGTTCATGAATTGAAACCTGTCTAAATAATTTTGCCATTATTTCATTGCCTCGTTAATT